GAGCGCGAACTGCGTCGTAGTATTCAAGCTACGAATAATATTGTCAAGGCTCAGGAAACAATTAATAAGAAGATTCCTGTTGTAACTGACGGAGTCATTAAACTCGTCGATAAGATGTCAAAGCAGAATGAACAGATAATTAGTTCATTTATGCAGCAGAATCAGGATTTCCAGGATAAAGTCGTAGAGGCTATGACTGGCGTGAAAGCTCCCACGCGAGCGGGAGGAGCTAAGAAGAAGTTATCTAGAGCAGTAGGCGCTTCTCGTGCAGCTTCTCGCGTTAAGCCACGCGACACAGAGCGTGCAGAGTATGTTCGTCAGAGAGCTGAGAACATAGCTGCTATTCGCATGAAGCGCAATATCACTCTTGGCGCAGCTGCAGGACTAGGCGGTGCAGCCGTAGGAGCTGGAATAGCTTTCGCTGCGGATAAGTTTCTTAGTAAATACAGAGAGACAGACAAAGAAGCTGCTCCATCAGGTCCTATCACCAAGTTCGAGGGACTTGGTAGTATTTCAGCCAAGTATGAGTCTGGAGGCAGGGGTGTTCATACAGTATCGTCAGGCGCTGGTGATCCAGGCGGCGTATCGTATGGCACACACCAGCTTGCAACTAATACAGGAACGATGGCTCGCTATCTCGCATCTGCGGAAGCGAAGGACTATGCTGGAAAGTTCTCTGGACTACAGCCAGGAACAGAGCCGTTCAATCAAGTATACAAGCAAGTCGCAGCAAGCGATCCACAGGGATTTGCTGCGTCACAGAAAGCATTTATTACAAGAACTCACTTCGATCCAGTATCAAAGCACGCTGGTGATCTCGGCTGGGCAGTAGCTGATCCACGAGTTCAAGAAGTTCTGTATAGCATGGGCGTTCAGCACGGCGGCGCTAAGAAGATCGTCAGTCAAGCTGGTAATCCACAGGGCAAGAGCGTAGAAGAGCAAGTGAAGATGCTATTCGAAGCTCGCAAGAGTTATGTCGCTGGCGTATCTAAAATGCCAGAGTCGACTAGACAGTCGCTGTATAAAAGATATGCAAGCGAGGAGCGCGACGTTCTTGCTATGTCTACAACTGCTGGAACTGCGACTGCTGCAGCTCCTTCTGCTCCTGGTGCGGCTCCAAGTGCAGCAGCTGGTGCAGCTACAACTGCTGCTGCTTCTTCAGCTTCTGCTCCTGGTCGATCTGGTTCATCGGCTGCTATGGGTGCAGCTGAAACAGCTAGAACAGCTCGCGCTGAGGCACCTGGTCGATCTGGTGCTCCCGCAGCAGTAGCAGCAGTTGCAGCAACACAAGCTCCTCCTGGTTCTCCTACAGCAGAACAGATGGGAGCTGGTGGTGCGGCTAATGTTAAGATGTCTAATCAGGGAGCGACGAGAAGCAAACCAGTTACTCCGTATCTGATGGGAGCTATCTCTACAGCGGTCAAGGATGTATATGGACCAGAAGCTCGCGCTGAGATCTACTCTGGTGGACAAGAGTCGCATCCTAGCAAACAAAGAACTGGATCTACGCGCCATGATAATGGTATGGCTGCTGACGTCTATGTCTATGTCGGTGGACGTAAAGTATCGGGAGATGATCTAGGTCGTCTTGCTCAATACTGGCTTGCTCGTAGACTCGGTGGTGCTGGTATCGAGATGCGCGGCGGTGGTATTCACTTGGATCAGCACACGGATCGTCATCCATACTGGTTCTATAATGCTGGCGAGACAGCTAAGTCTCGCGCTATGGTCATGGCTGGTGTGCAGGGACAGATGCCTGACGCAGCTGGTCAGACTATGATTGCACAAGGTCCTGGTGCTCCAGCTGGTACTTCTGCTGGTGGTGCTCCTCGTCAGTATGGAGCACTCGGCGCTTCGTCGAGAGCGAACGAGATCAGAGAGATGAATGCAGCAACAGCTAGACCTATCATCATAGATAACACAGTTATGAATTCACAGCAAATCATATACAGAAACTCACAACCAGTTGGCGCAAGAGGAGACCAGTTTAATCCTATGGTCGCTGGTGCCGTTGGAATCGGTAAAGCTCTGAGGTTGTTCTAATGGCTATTTCTAATCTAGTTACGCCAAGCGGAAATGCGAATAGACCTAGCGTAGGTGCTATGTTTGGACAACGCGCATCCAACGATAACTTCACGAAAGAGTCGGATATTATCTCTGGATCGTTCATTGCTTCCGCTACTAATACGCTCACTCAACTGAATACCCAGCTATCAAAGCTGCAGGAAAGCTCCAAGTCTATCGTCAAGTCGATGACAGACGCAGTGAGCAAGATCAAGACTGTAGACAAAGATATGTCACAGCGATTTAAGAAACTGAACGCTGAAATAACTGCATCGCGTCCAGACTTCGGCAAGTTCCTGTATAAAGCTCCTCCATTACCTCTAGCTGATATTGCGCCTGGATCTATTCAACAAGGGAAGTTGGCTAATACTGCTGGACTCAACATACCGCGACTGCCTATTCCAGACGTTGATCTTCCTAATAAAAAACGTCCTCCAGCAGGCGGAGGTGGCGGGGGTGGTAACGAACGAACGAAGCCTACAAAGCCTGTTACTCAAACTGAAACACCGCGTCCACCAGCTGCTAAGACCGAAACACCAAAAGCTCCTGTTGATACGGAAAAACCAAGAGCTGGTGCTCCTGAATCAACTGCTAGACCATCGCCAGCTCCTGCTCAAGGAGCACCTGAAAGGCAACCAGTATTCGACGAGCGCGGAACAGGATCAAAGTATAGAGACCCTCAAACTGGTCGATTTGTAAAGGTAACACCAGAAGAACTTGCTGCTAAACAAAGCAGACTGTCTAAGACATTAGCTGGTGGAGGAAAAGCTACAGGTATGATATTGGGACCTGTTGCAACTGTATTCTCTGCTGTTATTGCTGGAATGGAAGCGAACGATGAATATAAGAAATATCAGGAAACAGGTGATAAGGAACATCTAAAAAGAGTTTATGAAGTTATCGGTGAAGAAGCTGGATCAACAGGCGGCGGATTTGCTGGCGCGATCGCAGGTGCATTCGCTGGTGGACCTATTGGTTCAATCGCAGGTGGTCTGGTTGGTCTCGTGAAGGGCGGTGACACTGGTCTCGCTGTTGGTAGAGCGTTGTATGCGCACAACCACGAGGGAATGGATTTCATGAAAGCGTTGGAGATCGAAACGCTGAGGCTGGCAAAAGAAAATAAAGATCGCTTAGTTGCTGGGCAAAAAGAAAGAATGGAAGGTAGCACGATAGTTACCAGAGGAGCACAACAACAGCTTAATAGATTGCAAGGCGAATCCGCAGACATTACTGCCAAACTAGACAAAGCATTAGAAGGCGCTATAGGAGATTCAGCAGGATTCACAGGCGCTTCTGGTGATATTCTTCAGCAAGCAACTAAACCAACAGAGCCAGCAGGTGGCGGTGAAGCTGGTGAAGAAGGCGGCGAACGCGGAAGCACAGCTGCTCCTACTGGTGAAGCTACTCCAGACAAAACTTCCGTAGGCGCTCCAGCTGCTGCAGCTCCAACTCCTACCACTCCATCTGCTCCCCCTCCAGCTCCACGTCCTAATCAAGGAGCAGGCGGCGCTGACGTGATTGTCAATAAGACAACTAACATGTCTTCTAGTTCATCGAGCGGCGATGGACAGAACGTGACGAATCCAAACATGAAGATGAATGCTCACAATACATTGATATCACCGTCACTCAGTCGTCAGATGCTTCAAGAGCACAATTAAAAAAAGGGGAGCCGAAGCTCCCCTAGGTTATCACAGGTGAAAGGAATAAGCCCTGTGATTATTCGTCGTCCTCAGCGAGCTTGTTGAAGAACTCGAGATCGTCATCGTCGTCGACTTTCTTCTTCGGAGCAGCGGCTGTCTTACCAACTGCAGGAGCAGCTGACGGACGAGAAGCTGGACGCTCAAAAGGGATATCGTCATCCTCATCGCTCTTACGAGAAGAACCGTTCGGCTCAGACAGAACCTTGTCGAGACGCTTCTTGAGTTCATCGTAGCTCTTGAACTTATCAGCAGCAACCAACTCAGCGAGTGAGTGCTCTGACTTCCAGATCGCTTCCATGTCATCATCATCGTCAAGCAGCGGAGCTGGCTCTTCGAACTCAGACTTATCATAGTTGCGATAGCCTTCAACCTTGCGGATCTTCAGCTTGAAGTTAGCACCAGCCCACAGATCGAAAGGATTGGTTGGCTTCTCATCTTCGAACTCAGGATTCATCTTCTCGTTGATCTTATCAAAGATCTTCTTACCGAACTTGTAGAGGAATACCTTACCTTCGTTCTCTGGATGAGCAGGATCCTTGACAACATAGATGTTAGCAATGTATGTCAGGCGACGCTTCTGCTTACGAGCAATCTCCTTGTCCTTATCGTTACCTGAGTTCCAGAGCTTGGAGTTATACTCAGCGACAGGATCGGCTTGATTGAGAGTAGTCAGAGAGTTCTCGATGTACCAGCCGCCTGGACCCTGAAAGCCGTGATTCCACATGCGGACCCACGGAAGTTCTTCGTTGACAGGAGCGGGGAGGAAGCGAATGATAGCGTATCCGTTACCAGCCTTATCAACTTCAGGCTGCCAGTAGCGATCATCGGTAGACGATCCCTGTTCCTTGTTAGCGAGCTTGTTGATTTCTTTGGTGAGACGCTCCAGCGAAGAAGTGCGCTGACGCTTGAGGGCAGAAAAAGATTCGTTCATGTATGTCTCCGTTGTATGTTCGATGTGTTACGTCTTATCCACTTAATCATCATATAGTAGTATATAGCGTGTTGTCAAGACGCAAATACATCACGCATTACTTTTTTTATCGCAGCCTTCTCAGCTCTGACGAATGGGCGATACTTACTGAGCTGCTTGTGTAGCTCTGGCCACACAATCGTATCAGTGATCTCATCGTTCCACTTGTCGAGAACATCGAAGGCTATGTCGAATGCAATAACAGTTTCAGCCGCAATCTTTCCAGCCATATACATCTTCAATAGAACTGGATGAGTAGACTCAACCAGTAGAATGCGGCTTACGCTGTTATTGCAGTTATCTAGAATCACTTCTAGATCTTGTTTGAGATAGTATGAAAAGGCTTCGATACGTTTCTGCCAATTCAAATATACTTTCTCAGATTCGGGACCATTCATCTCACCGATCCAACGCACGCCAGCTTGTGAGATGAAGTTAGCGACGAAGAAGTTGGTGAGTTCATCGTCGTTGTATTTGCGCTCTAGCTTGCGAAAGAGATACTGATCTTTGCGCTTGAGGAATGACTCTTCGCTGATCTTGCGAATCTTGCCGCCATACTTCACAAAGTCGTAATCGCTTGTGAAGTGTAGCTTCAATGCTTGATAGCGTTGGTAGGCTTTCATACCTTCCATTAAGCAGCCACAACCACAGGATCAGACTTCCAACCGCGACCATGAAACTTTTCGTAGCGCCAAAGAGCTGGCGGTTTATCACTGTTATTATGAACAAGTTTCTTAGCTTTGATAAGATCGTAAACTTCGCGCGTGATGAACAGCTTATCGTTCAAAGGATCATACGATACGCAGCAGTGCTTGAAGTCGAAGTGTTTAATCAGTTCTTCGCGCGTCTTATATTTGGTATTGATATATTGAATACGACTGTTCTTGACGAAGACAGTCTTTTCAATCTTATCGTTCTTCATGTAGTTCGAATCACCTACTCTTACATCTCCTGAGAGAGGAGAAACAGATATAGATTCGACCGTCATACGATTGGAGTCGTCGTCCAGCATAAACACATCGTAGTCGTTGACTGGTTCTCTGTTGAGCATAGAAGCAAAACAACCACCAGCAACCACGATCTTTTCCATATTGAATTTAGTGACGTCAACGTTTTCTATGAAGTGCTTACGAATACTATTCTTCACATCAGCAATCAGCATCTGTTCTGCATAAGAAAACAGCTTTGTCTTTAGATCGATCTCGTGCGGATCATCCAGATAATATGGCATTCCAGTTGCACCAATAGCTCCGCCGCCGCCGTTAACAATGTGCTGGATACCACCGCCTGAGCCTTGCATAGTATGATCCCATGGCATAATTTGATTGATTATGTCGCTAATAATTGATACAGGAAGTTTTGAATCGAGAAGTAGGAAGCGATCAAGTCTAGCCGATTTGTGATTGTTTAGATTCGTAAAGATAATCTCGTCTCTAGCGTAGTCTCGTTCGATCCTCAAGTTTGGGATCTGAATCGAGTCGAGGATATCATTGATCTTACCCATCATCTGAATCGAGTCGAGGATATCATTCATCATATCGGAAGCCTTGATCCAGTGCGCTTAATGAGATTGAGTGACATAGCTTCTGACTGAAGCAACTTACGCATAGATGGTGTCATGAGCTTGGATACGTTCTCAAACTCAAGCCCAGTCTTTTCGCACACATCAGTGATAGCTTCGAGATAGCTCATACCCTTGTCGCTGATGCGGAGTTCCACCATCGAGATGAATGTGTTGGAACTCATGATGCTTGCTACAGCTGCCGTTTCGCTCACTTGTCGTATCCTTCATATGGAATGTTTCCTAGAGCACTATCAATATCAACCTTGATTCGTCCAGCTTCTGCGATCTCAGCGAGAGTGCGATCACAGCCGATACACTTCTCACCAGACTCGTCAAGTTGACAAATCTTGACGCAGGGAGATTTCTTGGGAACAGTGATCTCAACAGTTGCACGCCCACCGACGCTACGACGAACGATATCTTCGCTGAGTGCTTCTGGGTAGTAGAGCTCTAGTGCAGAACAATCTTCGACACAGTTGAACCAGTGGAACTCGCCAGGACGCACAGTAGTAAAATCGCCTGCTCGTAAAGTGGTAACGTCGATGAGATCATAGTTATTTTTTGCGACATGGATTTCCAACACTCCTGAGATGACATAGAATCCGTTCCACTTGTGTTCATGTTTATGCTCCGAGCAGCGAAATCCTGCCTTGATGTTGATCTTGTGAAGTTCAGTGAGCGAGTTCTGAATGAGAACGCTCGTATCTCCCCAAACTTTNNTTCATATTGCGAATGTCTGGGTCGATGTTATCTAAACGATAAGAAGAATAGCCACACACATACTCTTCGTATTCGCGAGCAACATAGTCAGCGATCCAAGCAGAAGGATCGCCAGTCAACGTATTATATTCTGCTTTGGCTCGCGCAAGACTTTCGACTGGATTCCATGGAATGTCTCCTGGTTCTTTCCAATCTTGTGTTGCGACGATTGCGGGTGTAGATAACCCGCCCGTTTGATATATCATCTCTTTTGCAACAGCAGGACCAGCGGCAGCACCAAGCCCAAGCACACCAAGCATACTACGACGATTCATGATATTTCAACCTTTCGGCACACAAGCCAGTTTATATTGATCCCACATACCACGACCGTATTTCTTTTCTTCAATGAACTTCAGCGCATACATGCAAGAATCATAGGTATTGAACTCTTGGAACTTTACATTCTGACCATTGCCAGCATTGCCAGAGAAGTATGTTATGACAACAAGAACGTAGATCATCGCCTTAAACTCCGCTTAGAGATGATATCCAATTCTATTAAATCATATAGGGTCTTCTCGAAGTTGTCAAGACGAATCATGTTCGGACCATCAGATGGCGCGCTCTCTGGATCTTG